ATCTTTTTCTTTTTTAAATGTAGGTTTTTTAACTTTAATCTTTAATGGCTTTTTTTCTTTATCTTGAATTGTTTCTGACATAATATAATATAATATAATAATTAATAAAAACTAGGTTAACCCTAGCATTGGATCGATTTCGTTTGTTTCAAAATCAGTTGGTAATAAGTCGTTTTTTCTTTGGTCTATTAATTGACTTTGTTGGGTAGCTTGTATTCTGGTTCTTTCGTCTTTTCTATTTTCTATTTGTTTTTCTTTATTGCTAACCTCTTGCATATCCATTTGTTTTAATTTAATATCATACTGATACCTTAATTCTAACAATTGTTTGTCTATTTCAGCTTTTTGTTGCATTTGATTTATTTCAAATTGAGACTTAGCTTGTTCTATTTGAACTTCAGTCTCAGCTAAAGCTTGTTGTTTTTGCATTTCAGCTAAAGCAGCTTTTTCAGCAGTTTGGGCATTTGCTTGAGCTTGAGCCTGTATATTTGCTTGAGAAGCTTCTTGGTCTCTTTTTTGTTTTCTACGTCTACGTTGCTTAAGCATTTGGTTAGCTAAAGTGATATTATTTATTTCTCTTAAATCTATAGCATCTTCAAGATCAATACCACCCATTTTTAAAGCTATTTGAATATTTTGTTCTAATACTTGTCTTTCTTCTTCTTCCGGTTCTAATTGTAGAAATATTCCAAAGTCATGTATGTTTAAATCTGATAATTCATCTAAAGTAGAAACATTGTATCTTGATATACTGTTTTCTAAAGCTTGTCTTGTGAATGGAAACTGTAATGAATCGGCAACTCTTAAAGATATATTCTCACATGTTCTAGATGTTAAATACAACATAGCTTGTACTAAATGTCTTGTAGCTGTATTAGAATTAGCTGCTGCTAGTTTTTGCAAACCTACTAAAGCGTTTTTATCAGGAGTACTACCGTCTCTAGCTTCGTTGAGCCCTGTTACGTCTCTTATCATTTGTAAATAATACTGATAAGTTTGTATAAGACTTTGTATTTTAGCACTGCCAGAACCAGTTTGTAATTCTTGTATCGGTACCTTACCTCTATTAGGATCTCCGTCTTGAGTTAAACTTCTACCAACAATAGAACCTGTTTGAAAATACATATTCAAAGCCTCTGCTGGATTATAATTGGTTCCATTACCTAAATCAACTTCTGCTAAACCATCCATATCTAAGAATACACCATCTGGAACTACTCTAGCTAATACTTGTTGTATTTTAAGATGTGTTAACTGTATCATATCAGCAAAACCAGTTATTCTATTAACTAATGAATCTATACGTCCTTTATACATTCTAGGAGCACATATTGTGTAATTCATTTTAACTTTATTAGTATCAGCATTTGGTCTTGTCATATTTTTAGACAATCCCCAACTAAGCATCAATGGATGACCTAGTATTTTTGCTCCAGAATACAGAGTTTCAATAGTTCTAGATACTCTTTTAAAATTATCATTTTCAGGTGGATCAAAAGTATCAGGCTTTTCTAATGCTTTCTCTAAACCAGTATTAGTTTCTTTTATTTTAAATACTTGATCAGAATAAGTTTTATATTCAAAATAAACAACTTGAACAGTTTGCTGGTCACTTCTACCGCTCCAATTTCTTAAATACTCTGAGTTTCCAGGGTATTTCTGTATTTGAATCATTTCCTCATTTGTTAAATTAGGAAACTGCATTTTAAGATCTGATAAAGATACTGATTTTACTTCACCAGCGTAATATATATCTTCAAAATTAGGATCTTCAGTATAGGAATATATCAAAGAAGCTGGATCAACATATTCAACAACAACACCTTCAGCTTTATTCCAATTAGTTTTAACAGCTCCAATACCTAGTATAGTTAAATCATTACAAAACCTACGTCTAGTCAAGTCGTATCTATTTTTTTCTAGTACATTATTTATAACTTCTTCTTCTGCTATCTCTATAGATTGCTTATAATCTAGTTGTAAGTGTAGTTGTAGTTCTTCTTCGCTTTCTAAACCTAATTCTTTACTAGCTTTAGTTTGAACTTCAACGCCTAAAGTTTCCCTAAGTTGCTGTATTAAATCTCTTTCTTTAACATCCCTCATTAATTCTTTTGCGTAATCTGTTCTTTTCTTAGTAGAAAAAGGATCAACTGCATAAGCTTTAATATCATAATTTCTTTGAGACATACCATTAACAACTATGTCAACAAATTTAGATATAACAGGAACTGGTTTCCAATCTAAGTTTAAATAAGATAAATCACCATTAATTGCTAATTCGTCTTTATATTTTTGAACAGATTGCTCACCTCTTGCATATAATCTTAAATTGTGGTAATTAGCATAGTTAGTAGCGTAACCACTCATACCAGCGCCACCTCTGTAATTTCTAAACCATTCATTTTCTATAGCTCTGCCTATAGCAAGACCATATTCTAAAGTAGCTTTCTCTGCATCAGGTACCACCTGACTAGGAAATGAACTATTGTTGTCGTAAGAAATTTGATTCATTTATTTTATTATTTTTGAAATTTCACCGTCATTGTCGTATCTTTTAATGCCTATCTTTATAGGTTGATATTTTTTTTCAGGATTTGGTCTATATCTATTTTTATTACAAGCCATTATAGCCAAGCCAGAACTTATAGTTGCATCAAATTTAGTTCTGTTATTAATGTTAAATTTACCCCAATCTTCTAAAGTTTTCTGATGATACATGTCTCCATGACCATCATCTAATAAGCCTATATGATTTTCTATATAAGATTCAATAGCAGCAGCGTGAGCTTGTTTAATATCTTCACTTGAGTTAGGTATTCCACCTATTTCTTTTTCAGTTGTAGATAATTTATTCCAAATTTTATCAGGACGATTCATTGAAAATCCTCTATATCCTCTGCGTTTAAAATAATATAATAATCTTGGTTTATTATTTTCACAAAGCAAAGGCATACCATAAAAAATGCAAGCCATAAGAACATCTTCAAAAAATATCTCAGCAGTCTGAGGTCTTGATATATATTCTAAAAAGAAATGATTAGGTGGGGCATCTTCCATTGAGAACTTGGTTAAACCGTGTAAAGCTCCATTAGAACCTTTACCATCTACAGTTCCCGATATGTCATAACTATCACAACCAAACGCACCAACATGTTCATTACCAGGATTTTTATATCCATTTTTTATAATCATCCTATTCTGCATGTTAGTAGGCGGAACCCAAGATATTTGAAATCTTCCGTCTTTGTTTGGGTAAAACTCTACTTTAGTGTCTTTAATACCACGAGACCATTGAAAACTGCCTTTAGTTACAGAAGATGTATTATTCACTTCTGCATTATAATCTATTTGTTGATATATTTTAGTTAAATTAAACAAACTATCCTTAGCTTCGTCTCTAAAAGCATGTTGTTCAGTTCTTGGAAACTGTCTGTAATATTCGTTTAAGCTGTCTGGATCTGATTTTAAACCTTCAACTTCGTTTTCCCAATGTTCAATAACTCCTGTTGTAATGTCGTAACCATCAACTCCTTTGACTGGATTTTTACCTCCAATGAATACAGGTAGTCCATAAGTGTTAATGAATCCTTCATAGTTCCATTCCATAGGAACGAACAAGCTATAGAGTCCAGAAGATGTTTGTCCATTTCTATTTCTTTCTGTAACGTTTGAATTTTCATATAATTTTTTAAAATTATTTCCACCTTTGTCTAAAGCATTTGATGTTGACCCCATCATGCACTTACCTACGATCCTTGATCCTAGTCTTAATGTAGTTTTTGTAACTCTCCAGTTGTTTAATATATTATCAGGTCTTTCCCATTTACCGCTTTCATCATGAGCTAATAGTTTTAGCTTTTCACCATCGTAAGAGTTATCACCAGTGTTTTTCCAATCAATAGTTGTATCAAGTCCATCAAGCTCTCTTAATTTCTCATTGCTTTCAAGTTTTCTTCTAGTAAGTTTTGAGGCTGGAACACGATATGCCAACTCAGTTTTTGGCCTATCCATACCATCTTGTATCGGTTTGAAGAAAAACGGGTAATTGACGGATATTGGCACAACTTTATCTGTGAACATCTTCTTAGCATCTGATCCAGATTTAGATAATATACCGAATCTGGAATCACTGGATATTGTAGCTTGGTTAACAAGCTCTGCTGATGACATAAATGAAAATCCAGATCGCCTGTTTTTAAGGTAGCACATTCCGTAACACCTTGTATCTGCTTTACATGCTTCCCAAAATATAAAGAATAATCTATTTGCTTCTCTAAAATCTGGTGCTCCAACGTCAATCTTTGACCACTGTAAGTACATGTAGTGAGTACCAGTGATATAAGTAGTAGTGTTGTTATTATAGAACCAGTAACCTTGTTCTCTTCTTTTAAATTCTTCATCAATGTAATCATACCACTTTTCTTTAAACTCAGCTGAATATTCTTCCCAGTCAAATCTACTTTTAATTCTACTTAATTCTTTTGGATACTCTTGCTTTTCCCAGTACTGCTCCGCTTTGTTTTCGCTTCGTTTAAACGGTTTATTTGTTGCTGGTAAAGCAATCCTGAGATTCTGTATTTCAATGATTTGTCCAATTTGTCCAGTTTTACTTATTACTATAAAATTATAGTCAGAGTTGTAACCATACTCCCATTTTTTAAACCTATTGTTTTTAGATAATATCTTAGGATTTACAACTTCCTTAATTTCTTTCCAGAGGGTTTGATCGTAACTCACTTACTTCTCCCTTCTGCAAAACCTTTAAATGTTTTTTCTACTTTAACTTCCTTAGGTTTCTCGTTTAGTATATCTTCTTCTAGTTGTATTCGTGTTAATATTTCAAAAGCATCGAATATAGCTAGTTTTTTAGTTGCAGCAGCATTTTTTAATCTATCAGCTGAGATATCATCTCCTGAGTCAACAATCTTTTCTTGTGCTACTTTAATTAATTCCTCAACTGCCTTTTGCCCAGCTTGGATTATTTTCTTCTTCGTTTCCTTGGTATTCATGAGTTAAAGCTATATCATTAGATTTCATACAATAAAGTCGTTCACCTTCTATAATAAACTCAAACTCAGAGCTAGGTGTAAACGTAATAAGTGTTCCAGGTGTTATTCCTAGAGCTTCTAAGGACTTGTTAGAATATTTTACTATTCCAACGTTAGGTTGTTCCTTCCTATTCTCTAAGACACTTTGGTTTTTTAGTGGTTTTACAAAGCAATAATCTAAATGTGACTTTAAATTGTACATATAGATTTGCTCAAGTGAAACAAAATAAAGATCATCTTTAAAATAAGTTGAACTATTTCGTTCTCTTCCTTTTTGATCATACCATCTTCTAAATATGTTATGATGAATATATAATTCATCTCCTATAT